CTCTAACTCAAGTGATGGACCTTTCTTTTCTTCCTTGTCTGAGGTACTTAGGCTTTCGTATGAATCTGATTCTGAATCACTGTCGCTTGTGCTATAGGAAAAGGCTGTCGAGCGCATAGAAGAAGCAGAAGGTGTTCCAAATAATTTAGAATTCACCGAGCCATCGTCATCTCTTTCAATATATAGCGTAAAATCACCCGCGCGCTTACGATTCCAGAAATCCTTATAGCGTCTGTAACTTCCAAATTCCTCTGTAATATTAAATCTATATATATCTGCAGTCGCCTTGAATCCCCCGTAAAAAAGACAGAAATGAGGGGATAGATTACGCTCACGAAGCTGGCCAAGAAGATAATTCGCCAGGCAATCAATATACGCTTGATTCATTGGGTTTTGAATCTTTGTATTTTTTCTACGCTCACCTTTCTGAGCATGCTTGTAATAATGCTGAACTGTGCGCACAGGGTCAAGAATATGTGTAACCTTACAAAATCCTTTTGCAGAACGATTCTTTACCGTTTCAAGAGTACATTCTCCACTACCTTGAAACTCTTTTACACGGGCGAAAAGATTGTCTGATTGTAATTGACCTTCAGAATCAATTGGTCCTAACAATTCTTGAATGATGGGTGTTATAGAGGTCACACCTGAATATCCTGGAATTAAAGGAGCTTTTGAATACTTTCTCCAAATTGGCAGAGAAACTTGTATTTCTTGGGTTAAACAAGAATCCATCTATCAAAAGTTCGGGGTTGAAGATAGCTCAGCTTACGCGGTTCACACGAAAGTGTGTGAAAATCCTACAAATGTTTTTTATACTCTTGTCAGTAATGACAGACAACAGTGCTGCCTTGAATGTGGGTATCCGGAAGTTTGATATGAAGATGATTCCACAAGATGCGGTGTGTGTATTTATTGGTCGCAGACGCACAGGAAAATCTACACTTGTGCGCGATCTCTTGTTTCATCACCAGGAAATGCCTCTTGGAACAGTTATCTCAGGTACAGAGGAGTCCAATCAATTCTACAAGAAACTCATTCCTCCACTTTTCATTCATGGTGATTATAGCCCAGTTATTATTGCGAACTTCTGTAAGCGTCAGAAGATGATTATGCAGAAAATCAATAAGGAGATTGAGGCATATGGAGCAGGTCGCACAGACCCTCGCAGTTTCTTAATTATGGACGATTGTCTCTATGATGACAGTTGGCTTCACGATAGAAATATCCGGTATCTTTTCTTAAACGGACGTTGGTTGAAGGTGTTCTTTATCATTACTATGCAATATCCTCTTGGTATCCCACCTATGTTAAGAACAAATGTTGATTACTGCTTCATCTTGAGAGAGCCATATGTGACAAACAGAAAACGTATCTTTGAGAATTTTGGAAGTGCATTTCCGAGCTTTGAATTCTTTTGTCAAGTGATGGACCAGTGTACTCAGAATTATGAATGTATTGTCATGAACAATAATTCTCAGAGTAACAAGCTCGAAGATACGGTCTTTTGGTATAAGGCTCAAATGCATGGTGAATTCCGCATCGGCGCACAGGAATTCTGGGATCATGCCATGGCAAATTCAAAGGATAAGGATGGTGAGGAAATGAATGAATATGATGCGAATGCTGCAAAGCGCTTGAAAGGTCCACAAATTCAAGTACGCAAATATCAACCCTGATTAGTAATGAAGGATCTTGGATATTGCTTGCTTTTAATCTTTGTTCTAGGCCTACTTCTTGTTGGACTTAATACACCATTATCAGAGGGATTTATGTCAAGACCGCCAAGATGCGATGTAAATTCTCCTTGTCCGGGCCATTTGAAGTGTATTAATGGATTTTGTGCAAAGACAGACCCTGTAGGTGTCGTAGAAAAGAATGAAGTCCCTATTCTATCACCAGGAGAGCCTGCACCTTACTTTTAAAAACTGTGTAAAATAGAATGAAGGGTTTTGCGTTAAAAAAGGTCACTTGGTATGCGATTATTGGACTGTTAGTTGCGGTTGCTCTTTTGCCTATTTTAAGAGCGAGCGCACCTCAGTATTTCCCTGATATCGCCGGCTTTGCTGATTTAAGTTGTAAAGACGTGTCATGTGCTCAGGGACAATTTTGCGAGAATAAGAAGTGCGTAAACATTGTCGCGCCCAATCCTCTTGGAGTCCCTACTGGAAATGTCTAAGGTCTTTTTGAAACAATAAATGTAAGCATCTTATGATTCTCACATTTATATGAATTTAAATTATGAATTTACTCTGGCTTAGCATCAGCATTCTTCGTCTTTCTCTCAATAACTAAGTCGGCAGGGCCAGAAAACATTCCATCATATGACGTCTCCTTCTGAAGACTAATCTTCGCACCCTCCTCCTTGACATCCGTTGGCCCAGCAACAGAGTCGACATCTACCGCACGAGCCTTTACGGAGGCAACCTTGCGATTCTTCTGCTCTGTGTAAAAGCTGTCGCGCGCCTCCTCATTCTCACGGTACTTCTTCATGAGACTGTTGAGCTCTTCATTCGCATACTCCTGATCCTTCACCTTATTCGGATCAGGCTCCCATGCCATCCACTTACCAACATAGCCCATGTAAATGTTGAAGTTTGGGTCTGACTTTTGGAGACGCTTCGCCTTCATTGTAGCCTCAGCCTCTGATGGGAAAACACCCCGGACTTTGATACCACGAATCGTTGTATGGAAATCATTCAGCTTGAAAAACTCCTCCTCGAGTTCAACTGAATTCTTAAAAACAAAGTCCTCATACTCTCTCTTTAGCTCATTCTCCTGAATCTCCGCCATGTTCTTGCGAACATATTGCTGGAACTCCTCGACAAAGCGGTCTACCTTAAGAAGGTTAGTCCGAACATCAACGGCAGCTCCACTTAGGTCAACCTTGTCCAAGCTACCGGCAAGCGTCTCTAGGCGCGTATTCACTGCTTGAAGCTGTTGAGCCATCCAGTTTTCTAGCTTTGACGTCTTCCACTGTACGTTGTAATCATGTAAGAACTTCTGGAGCATGAAAACATCCTTTTGTGCGAGAATCTTCTCAGGACTTAGAAAACTCAATAATACAATCTTTTGGCTTGAGATCTCAGGGTCTTCTGTCAAAAAATCCTCATCAACATTATTATCCTTGTTCATTCTGCTCTGTTTTCCGTATCAACTTTAGACCTACAATAAAAACGCATTCTTAATGCCAGTAAAAAATCTGGGGAACGAATATAGATTAAGATGGACATGAACGACCTCTTAACCCGTGTAATCAAGTATGTTGTTGAGGGCGTTGCCGTTGCTCTTGCGTTAGTGTTCATCCCCCGGAAGAGCCTACCCCTCGATGAGATCCTAACGGTCACAATCGCGGCGGCGGCCGTCTTCGCGGTTCTCGATATCTTCTCACCCTCAATCGGCGTCACGGCGCGCCAAGGCGCGGGCTTCGGTATCGGCGCGAACCTCGTTGGATTCCCTCGTGCGTAAACCAAAGGTGAGCTTCGCTAAACCAAAAAGCTTCGCTTAGCTCCGCTAAAAAGCTCTGCTCCGCTTAGCTCCGCTACAAAGGTCATAAAATCACTATCTAGCTCATGAATGCTCTAGATAATGCTTTCTACATAGTGCTTCATACGTCTCCTCACCACCTACACACACTTGTGAGTCCTTCTTTGCCTTTGCCATATGACAAGTAAAGAGTGCAGGAGTCCCATCACAACACCTCTTACACAGTGCCGTAATCTTTGTAATAGTATCTGCGAGAGGAATAAGCTGTAGAATCTCTCCAAAGGGCTTTCTGTCAGAATCTCCATCTAGACCAACCACAATGACATTCTTTTTATAGACTTCCAAAATAAGCTTTACCATATCATAAAGACCTGTAAAGAATTGTGCTTCTTCAATGATAATCATACTAGCGCGCTGAAAGGCTGCAAACTTAGTAAGCTCCTTCAAATCGTTAAGTCCAAGCGCAGGCCCAGTTTGCTTATCATGTGTCTTTACAAGATTTACATTTTCATTGTAACGAGTGTCAGATTCAGACGTTACAATAAGATATTGAATACCAATGACTTCAGCTCTCTTGACACGCTGAAGAATTGTTGACGACTTTCCCGCAAACATAGGACCAATAATTAACTCAAGATGCATGGGGACTTTTCAAATCTGTGTTAAAGGGGTCAACTTTTATTCATAAGAGATGCTCTTGTTACTGTGACTGCTTGATTTATCTTTGGAAGAATCTTTACCTTAATCTTTTCTTCCTCAACAATATCGGGCATCCATTTATTTATAATAATCTTTTGAACGCCTGATATAATTTCTGGACGAGCTATTTTAAGCTCTAAATTTGACTCAACATCGGGAAAGTTCTTCTTATACATATCAATAATCTCATTTGGAATTGCTGGTGATATCTCTAATAGACGTTCAATTTGCTCCTTGGTAATTTTGAGAATATCCTTCGCTGCAATTCTTTCTATTTTTGGGAGTGTGAGTTCTATCTTTAAAAAACGCGAAATCTTATGATATTGAATCGCCGATATTCTATGAGCTTCTGTTCTCTTTGCCCACGCAAAATATGAGCCTAGAGTCGATAAGATTCCTGT